CACGAACTCATTTAAACCTACCATAGCTGGCACATCGTCAGCTTTTGGCTTTGTGCCAAGCGGTATGAAACCTCCGCCTCGTAGATCCATCTGCATGCCTTTTGGCACATCTGGTGATATTGGGTCACCCTCTGGTGTCATGCGTCCGCCTTTGTTTGCCATCTTTCTTTGTTCTCTATTATCAGAGAACCTGTCATCTATCATGTCCACTACGTTATCAAATAATTCTTTTCTCAATTCGTTCTCTATTTTTTTCTTTTCAAAGTCGTCTCTAGCTTGATCTCTTGTCATCTTCTCAATATTCATCTCATATCGTTCTTTCATGCTAGGAAATCTCATCTCTTCTCTTGTATAGAAACCCTCACCACCAGGAACTAAAGCATTAACAAATCTCATAAGACCAGGATCATTTAGTTTCATATTCATTTGAGCTGCTTGTAATCCTCTTTTCATTTTATCTGTAAATTCTGTTCTTACCTTTTCAGCTTCTATGTAATTACCAAGACCCATTTTGTCTGTCATGCCGCCTGTATCAAAACCAACACGACCACCTTTTGCATACGCTGTTTCACCTGATGCTAAGTATCCTGCCTCCATTAGTGCCTCGTCTATCTCAGCATTGGTAAACCCTGCAAGTCCCATGTATTCTTTATAAGCCGCAATTCTTTCATTCATGTCCGCTTCTATAGAAGCGCGTTGATCTGCTTCAAGTGTATCTAAATAGTTTTGATATCTTCTCTCCGCCTCTTCTAATGCTTTTGCTGCGTCTCTAGCTTGTGATGGAACATTAACTGCTTGTAACGGAATAGTGGCTTCACCAACCATATCAAGCGCCCCCGTAATACCGCCACCCGATTGGTCAAATTGAAAGGGTGTTGCAAAATCTCTAAGGGCTCTTGGAGCATCAGATTGTAAAAAATTTCTCATTCCTAAATCGTCGGAGCTAACTGAACTAACTCTAAGAGGTTCCAAAGTAACTTGATCAGGAGTTATTTGTCCAGCGGCAAGTTGGTTTGCCTCTAGGTTCATTTGATTAACAATATCTATATTTTCTTTAGAAGTCGGAAGAAATCTTCTGTTATCCATCGCCCCTGTTTTCGGATCAATATTTCCGTAGTTAGGGTTGCCTTGAAATTGGTCCTGACTTACCAATGTTTTTGCTGGGTCTAATCCTTGAAGTCCTCTAAATAAACCAGTTGTTCCGGCTCTTAATAGATCTACATCAGTATCTTCATCATCAGGATCTGTAAAAAGTTTTTGTATAAAAGCATCTTGAAGGCCACCCCCTATCATCCTACCTAAAAACCCTTGAAAGCCGCCACCCACTGCTCCCGGTGGTGCACCCAAAGCTAAACTAAGAGCACTTGTTATATACGGTTTAAGTTCTTTTGGTGTGACTTTTGCCAGGCCCTCTCTTATAGGATCTGTAACTGGACGTATAAAGTCCTCTGCTTCTCCTATAACGTCGCTTACAAAATCCTTAAATCTGTCGTGTGCTGGCATTCCTTATATTCCTATGTTGTAATGATGCAAGTCGCCTAGGCTTGAAGTGAGGCTTTTATTGAATTTACTGTTTTTTACCATAAATTGCAACTACGATTCTGCGCCCACAGCAGGCATTTTAGCCACCTTTATGTAGACACTCCTAGATATATCTTCTCTTTTTGTGTCTGTGTTAGGATCATCTACGTCAGCGTCACCCTCAGCATCAGAATTGTATTCTTTGCCTGTCTTTAAGTTTTTTAATACCACAGTAGTATCAACCTTTATTTGAGCTATTTTCTTATCGCCCTCGTATAAGTATGCTACTGAACCTGGTTCTTCAAATGCCATGTTTCCTCCTAGTCTCTTGTTATTTCTAGATACGACAGAACGACATGTAGGTCGTTAGCATTTTCTGCCTGTACCTTTATAACTTCGCTTTCGTCACAAACCAAGGGTTGTGTCAATAGCTCAGTTGTTGTTTTAGCAGCTATGTCTTTTTGTTTAAACAAGCTGAATATTGTACCACCAGAATTGACCAAAGTCACTGTAATCTCACAAGCATTACTGGCGTCATCATTGGACACCAAAAACGACTTGACCACAGATACCGTCTCTGCCGGCACTGTGTATAGTGTGGTTAGGTCTGTTGTAGTTAAATCTACTTTTGAGTTTTTGTATCTATTTGCCATCTATCCTAAAAACCATGTTTGTTGTTGTGCATCATCTTTCACGCTTTGTTGGTATGTTGTGTTTAACTGTTGTATCAAAGTTGCAATACTTCTGTTTATCTGTCGCTGTGTGCTTGTGTCATAATCTTCTTTTGGTTCTGGTATATCAACTATTAGTTTTGTCATTATCTGCCTCCGTCTGGTTTTACATCAAGAGCCAATGTGCCATATCTCCAGCTTTCGTTTGCAGCTGTGTTAGCTATCTTTACATTTACAAATCTACCACGTGCTCTTGTATCTATTTTTGTTGTGCTTGATGTAACTGTAAAAGGACTGTGTGTGGATGAAGATTCTGTTGACGACGGAAAATCTTTTACAGCTAGAGTTACAGTTGCATTTCCTGCAATGGTTTTGAAGTCAGGTAAAAATCTACTGACAGAAACAAATCTACTTGCCGTGCCCTCTTCTCCTTGTAAATCAAAATCGTATGATTGTAGACTAGATGTAATCGTGGTCACACTACCGTCTTCGTTTCTTTGGTCTGTACCAACCTCATGTTGAAAATATTTAGTTTGCCCCAAACCACTTTCACCTAATATTGTAGGAAAACTACCTGTGCCTGTTGTATCAAATTTAGTTGCGTATGGTTTTTCATATACCTTACTATCCATCCAAGATGTTCTTGACTCTGTTGACAGTGCCCATACACCACCAGCAACACCTTGTGACTCTGCATAGTTGTAGGATACAGCTTTATTGTTAAAATCACTGTTTGCAGGATACCACCATATTATTTCTGTAAACAAACTATTAAGACCCACAGATACTTGTTGTCCTTTTGTAGTGTCAAAGTTGTCAAACACTTCGTCCTCCACAGCGCATGGTAGTGTTTTGACTGTTCCGTCGTAAGCTAAGAAACCTTTTGCAGTCATCCAGTATGCAATACCATCTACAACAACAGCTGCATTCTTACCTATCAAACCACAGTTTGTGCCAACCTGTTCTACACCAAATACAAATGGCTGACCCACGTTTCTAACTGTATATAGAGCGTTGTCAGTCCAAACTAATATGTCTTCTTTTCTTTGTAGTGCCCCAACTATTCTTGTGCCATCTTGCAATCGTAACGTACCTGCTGTGTTTGTAGAGGTTGGTGTATATGTGTTTATATCTTCTTGTGCTGAGAAACGTATAAACATGTCATCTTGCGTGCTTGCTGTGCCTATGGTTGTTTCTGTTCCTAAGTGTAGTAGGTGTCTTGTTGTGGGTGACATGATAGATAATCTAGATGCAGTTGGATTGTTACCAGTTGCAAAACCACTTGTGGTTTTTGATGCTCTTACTGTTGTAGGATTAGTTGCTCCTGCATTCCATGTAAAAGTTTCACCGTTTGCAATCGTTGCAACCAACACCTCACCAAAGTTTGTTAGTGACCAAAGGCCAGGTTCTAGTGTTGTTTGGTTTGCTGGTATGGCAACACCCCATCCACTGTAATCAGATGCATCTGTAACCGTAGCACCATTAGAATGTGCTGCAGCAGTGGTACCGTTTGTGCCTCTTGTTAGTCCTGTCAAGTCATTACTAGACTTACCAGAGTATGTTATCAACTCAGTGCCAATAAGTATTGTACCAGAACTTGGAAAAGCAGCTGCACTTGTAAGTGTTAAAGTTGTATCACTATCACTAAATGTGCCACCCTCGTTTATTGTTGATGTAACAGCACCAGCAACATCACCACCCCAAGGGCCCACACCCCAGCCATATCCGTATGTTTGTTTTTGTGGTCCAACTTTTGTGTACACTTCTAATGTTGTTGATCCACCTGTTGATATACTAGCACTTGCAGCAGCGCTTGATGTAATTGTAAATGTTTTAGGACTAGGCACTGTGTTGACCATAAACTTTGCATCTTCAAAGTTTGATGCACTAAGCCCCGTTCCGCTAGGC